TTTTGAAACGGAATGCTAATGAGAATATTTTCTAATTCCTGCTATGATTCCTAGTAGAAACCATATGACCATTACTATTGCCATGTCAAACCTCCAGTATGATTTTACTTGTCGAAATGTTTCTATGTTTTTACTTGTCGAAATGTTTCTATGTTTTTGACTTTGCAATTCCAGCCTCCGGCCTAGTTCTGCCTCAATCCTGCGGTCTTGCAACTCTATACTTATTCTTCGTAGTAATTTCTTTAAATCATAAATTTTATAAAGTAATATCATTTTGATACCTCCGGATATGAAAATAGAGCTGGCAACTTAATGCCAGCCCTATTTTATCAAATCTCAAACAGACAATGAAAAGTAAAGTCTGTAATCCAATAGCTACACCAACCTCCAATTTGGCAATATTTGGATTTGAAGAACAGAATTTTATCAATCAAGGTCATATTGCTGTAAACATAATCTGAAAATACATCTTGCTTTATGACTGCGGATTCCGGTTCACGGTCATTCAATGTTAGGATAACGTGCGCTCCGTTTAGATATGCAGTCAAAGCGTCATTCCTGTTCAGCCGTACATAGTTGTCACTTGTGTTTACTCTCTGAATTATAATGCATTTAGTGTTAGTTTTCATAGTATTTTCTCCATGTGTGTTTACTCTCTGAATTATAATGCATTTTGTGTTCGTTTTCATAGTATTTTCTCCATTCTCCCCAATTGGGGAAAGCAGGCCGGAAACGCTAGGCCTCCGGCCTTGCTTTAACTATGCTAATCTGTAAAATTACACCTTGACGGGTTCGAGAGCTGTCACGCCGTCTTTGAAATAACATCTAGGTGTCTTAATTTCGGTTCCGTCAACATCAAGCCCGAAACCAGAGAACGGGACGAACAGAATGTAATTTGCATTCTGCCATTCCACGCGATACTGGCATTCTGGTGATTGTTTGCCGCTGGACTTTGTTAATTTCACAAAGTCACCAATAGCAAAGTCGAGAACAACTTTAGCGGTCTTTTCGGGAATTGTCCAGTCAGCCATTGAGAAGTCAGACGGATTGATTTCCTTATAAAGCAAGATTGTAAGAACGCCGTTTGCATTGACTTCACCGTCATTCCATACTTGACCGCTAATCGGTGGATTGATCATTTTAGCAACATAACCGAATGATGCTCCTGTATTGTCGGCCACCGTTTGAATTGAAATTGACTTGTCTTTAAGTCCTGCGACTAAAAGATCAAAGTCAGCCGATTTTGCACCTTTATAAGCAAGTGCGTCTTTTAAGGTCATGATCTTAGCCATTGTATTATACCTCTGCATTTAACGATTGCCATCGTATTAAAACAAGCCTTAAGGCTTATTTTTTAAAGTAAGACTTTATTAAATTCTCAAGATTCATTATGTCTGGCTTTACAATACTCGAATAAAACGAAATAACTGTAAAGCCTGCTTTGTTATGATTGACTAGTTTTTTCTTTTTTCTACTACCTTAATTCTAACAGGTACTGTCAAAATGTAAATATATCATTATTCAAGTAGTTTATGATCTAATGCCTTGATTCTAGTGCATTGTACGTTATTAATAACGTTTTATTAAGTATTAATATACTTATATGCCTTAATTTTGTATACAATAGTCCTCCAGGCACTAACACTATAGGGCTTTTGTCCTTGTCTTGCATACAATTGTAGTGATAATGATACTCATTTGCTTGTCATGCTTTTTCTACATACAAAGTCATGACAGTTTCTCTTATACTACAATAACAAACAATTGTTCTGTATCAGTAAAAAACCCTGTAGACGGTTCGATCGACCATATATCGCTACTTCCCATAGTTAAAAATTTTCATGTATTACCTAAATAGAACATACGTTCTCTTTCTACTGCTAGAATAACTCGCAAGTATTCTTCTCCAACACAGAAATATAGTAATCGTAGCCATACTTCATCTAACTCGCCACCCAGTAAAAATTTTTTCCACATTGAGTTTCTCCATGCAACACGAACACAAATTTCACGTAAAATACCTGATGTTCCAGCATCAAAATGGCTTGAAAGCCCCCATATGAGCCGTCCTAGAGAAATTACTTTTTCAGTTTCCACTAAAAATCCTCTTAAATTTATTGGTATTTCTATTGACACTACTATAAAGTTATGGTACAATTACAGTAGGAGCTAAATGCCCTCTTACTTTTGTGTCAATTATAGTATATCACAAAATTAGTCTTTTGTCAATAGCTTTTGCAAAAAAACTTCCTCTCTCGTGACCAAATGAGGTGATTTAATGAATTGCTTAATATGTAGCCATTCACAACGAGAAAAAATTGATGAGGCCTTACTAGCAAGAGGTTGGGGCGAACCGACAGTAACACTACAGGCAATTGCCACACAGTTCAATCTGCCACTACAAGCACTTCAGATTCACTCTGTGGTGCATTTTGCTATGCCAACAATTGAGAATCCAGAACATAAATCAATTAGTGATAAGGTAAAGTACCGTGAGGCCGAATTGCTGAGAGAAGCAGCCGCCGAATACTACTACACTCTCAAAAATCTTGGCCAGAGAATTAACTCGATTGTGGCAGGTGAGCCACTCGGCCTTAAGTTAATTACGAGTCCACTAGTGGAACTCTACTTAGGAACAGGCAGAAACTTGAAAGAAGCAGTTGACGGACTCACAAAGTTAGATCAATGGGTTAATGGGGAAAGTGACAAAGGATTAGCAGCTTTGGGTGAGTTAGTAGGTGCGATCCACGGCTCCCGCAGTCCTGCTGCTACCTCAATACCTGAGGAAAAATGAGTGGAGATAATACTTAATACATATACTAGTTTTTTTATAGATGATGCAGATTATGAATTAGTTAAGTCGCGGACTTGGCAAATAAATAATGCTGGATATATACAATATTCTATTAAAGATCAAACTATTATGTTGCATAGATTACTTATGAATTGTCCAGATAAACTAGTAGTAGATCATATAGATCACAATAAACTTAATAATTGCAGAGGTAATCTTAGAATTTGTACTAGAAGTCAGAATCGTCAAAATTGTAAAATACCAAGTAATAATAAAAGTGGTTGTAAGGGGGTTAGATGGCATCAAAATGGTTGGGAGGCAAGAATAGCAGTATTAGGTAAAAGTATTCATTTAGGAAGATTTGCTAGTTTTGATGAAGCTGTAATAGCATATTGTACTGCTGCTAAACAACATTTTGGGGAATTTGTATGTCTATAAAGTGGGGGAAATTCTCTGAAAAAGCACTAGATTTCATTGCTAACAGCCATGCTAGGATTTGTATACTGGATGGAAGTGTGAGATCCTCTAAAACAGTAAATGTTGATGTTAGATGGCTTACCTACTTAGTAACTGGCCCTCAGGGCGATTTGTTCATGATTGGTAAAACACAGGCCACACTAAAAAGAAATGTACTAAATGACATATTTGATATAGTAGGACCAAAAAATTATCATTGGGTTGATAGGCAACAGGGGGAATTGATACTACTAGGGCGTAGAGTTTTCTGTGTGGGGGCTAATAATGAGGATGCAGAGAGTAAAATCAGAGGAGCTACTAGTGCAGGAGCATTGTGCGATGAAGCAAATTTATATCCCCAATCATTCTTCAATCAACTTATGGCACGAATGAGCATAGAGGGAGCACAATGCTTTTGCACCCTTAATCCAGACAGTCCTTACCATTGGTTCTATACAGATGTTATAATGAATGATAAAATAATTGATAAGCAAAGATGGCATTTTACACTTGATGATAACCTGACTCTATCAAAAAGTTATATTGACTCATTAAAACAGATGTACACAGGGTTATTTTATAAGAGATTCATTGATGGTGAATGGTGTATAGCAGAGGGTGCTATTTATGATATGTATTCAACTGAAAAGAATGTTAAAAGTATTGATTTAGAGAAAAAACCACCGTATAGATACATAATTGCTTGCGACTATGGTACTTCTACTGTTATGTCTTGGTCTAAAATAGTTTGTTTTGCAGATGGTACATTCTATAAAGTTGAAGAATACTACTATGATGCACTAAAAGAGCGTAGACAAAAAACTGATAGCCAATTTGCTAATGAATTTGACCAATTTGTAAAAAACATACCCTACGGATTTTTATTTGCTATTTATTGTGATCCTAGTGCGGCATCTTGGAAAGCAGAATTAAGGTATAGAGGGTATGTAGTACAAGATGCAGAGAATGATGTTGTTAATGGTATCAGATATGTAAGTAGTCTACTCTCTTTTGGTAGATATGTTATTGATCCAGATTGTGTTTACACTAATAAAGAGTATCCTAGTTATGCTTGGGATGCAGAAGCTCAAAAATATGGTGTTGATAAGCCAATAAAGCAGTTTGACCATTCATGTGATAGTGACCGTTATGCATTATATACTTATTCATTATATGCTTCTACCGGCGTTTACACTAAGAGGGGGTCATAGTAATGTTATATAATTTGGACTGGTTAGTAGAAGGTGGTACTTTTCCTCCTCCTGGAGAGACTGCTAGGATTAGAAATTATATTGCTAGTGAACAATACTTTAACAGTGAGCATTGGAGTTCTAGACTAGGTTCCTTATATTACGAATACGCACAAAGAATTAATCGCATATCGGGTAAAACTGTAGATATTATCAGTTTTCCAGTTTTATTGAATTATCAAAGACTTTTGGCTCTAAAAACTGCTGATCTAGTTTGTGGGGAATATCCACTAATTACAGGTAAGAATCCAACAGATAATGAAACTCTTAAAACATTTCGTGAAGATTTGGATTTTGACACAAAAGCCTTTGCTACAGTAATTGATCTTTGCAGATATGGTGATTGCGTCTGGCGAATGTATAAAGATAGTGCCAGTAAAGATGCCTTTACAGTTTGGGATATTAAAGATTGGTACCCAATAGTTTCACAAGATGGTACTTTAACAATTTTAAAACATGTTCTTGCATGGATTGAAACATTAGGGTCGATTGGGTCTGAATCCTACAGACTCCATGTGCAAATTCATTCAGATGGAGAATACGAAACTCGTGTGTATGAGTTAAGTCCTGTGGCAGTACAAAAAGTTGGTGTTACTTTAGGGGATGTTCTAGTACAAACAGATGCTACTGCTATTCGGTCTATTGGTAGACTAGTTGGTAAACCAATTCTCTCTACTAAAACAGGGTATGAGGGTAATGCAGTTATTCATATTAGGAACATGGCAGTTTCTAATACAATTTATGGATATGATGATTATATACCAATTGATAGTTTGATTGCTGAACTTATGACTCGTATGGCACAAGTTAGTAAAATCTTAGATAAACATGCTGATCCTAGTATGACTGGACCAGCTGGACTAGCTAAAGTAGATAAAGAAACTGGTGAAAGATACTTTGAGGCTGGAGATTACTATGGATCTAATCCAGGTGATACAGAAATTAAGTATTTAACTTGGGAAGGGCAACTTGAGGCAGGTTTTAAACAAATAGAGATACTAACTCAACAACTTTACATTTTAACAGAAATGGGTTCTGCTCTACTTGGTGCCGGAGGCGCCGAGTCAGGTCAAGCAATTAGTGGAACAGCAATGCGTTTTAAATTGGCTAATCCTCTGGCTAAGGCCAGACGTATAAGCAACCTTTTAACGCTACCCGCGCGTTCCCTTTTCTCAATATGCACGAAAATTGACAAGAAGGATATAGCAATAGTTTGGCAGGATGGCTTACCTGATGATCCTAAGGAAACTATGGATATGTTAAAGGTTGCTACAGGTCAGACACAGATGATGCCTCTTAAGGTAGGAATTGAAGAAATTCTAAAGAGAACACCAGAAGAAGCAGATTTGTGGATTGCAGAGATTGAAAAGAATAAACAGACTGAGATGGAAAGAACTATTGCATTAGGACAATCCAAAATTACAGAACCAGATGGTAGTTATAAAAAGACTGGTTCTCCGCAAAAAAATTCAAGTTCTACAGGCTTGAATAAACCAAATCGTAAGAGCATAGATGGCTCTGAAGATAAATAAGTCGTAACATGGACGTTAAACGTGTGGAGGAAAAATACTATGGGATTCATGGAGGCTCTAAAAAAAGTTTTACCAGAGGAACTTTACAAGCAAGTTGAAGCAGAAACAGCAAAAAAAGATGACTTTAGTGACGACTATGTACCACGCACAAGATTGAATAAAGTCATCGGGGAAAGAAATGAACTAAGATCACAACTTGACAGCTTGCAAACTGAAGATCCTGCAAAGAAAGATGCTAGTGCTGGTGCTAGTAAACAGGAAACAGTTACATTTATGACTCAAGAGGACGTAAACAAAGCTATACAAGCAATAAAAGATGATCTCTTGAAGCAGAGTGCGGCTGAAAAACTTCAGTCAGCAGTTACTGAAAAACTGCGTAGCGCAAAGGTTCGTAATCCAGAACTACTTCTTCCTAAGTTGAAACTTGACGGAGATATTGATGCACAATTAGCAACTTGGAAAAAGTCTGATCCTTACTTATTTGGTGATTATGTGCCAAATGGTACAGGAGCAGAGGGTAAAGGTGAAACTAAACCTGATCGCGCAAGTCTTGAACAGCAGCAAGACGCTGCGTTAAAAGCTGGTAACACAGCATTGTCAATTTCATTGAAACGTCAAATATCAGAATTAAAGGAGTGATTATCTTATGGCTAACCTTACTGGTGGTACAATTGCTTCTGTATGGAATTTACCTAACTACGTTGGTGAACTTTATACAGCAGATATGATCCAGACTCCCTTGCTCACAATGCTTGGTGGTCTTACTGGTGGAAAAATGACTGATAACTTTGAGTTTCCTACGGGATCAAAGTATGAGCATGAAACACTGGCACAGAAAAGTATTACTGAAACACAATCTCTTACTGCTCCCAATCCAATTACTTTTGTTCGTTCTCAAGAGAAGAATGTTACACAGATTTTTCACGAGTCAGTAACTATCCCGTATGTCCGTGCCAGTAATCAGGGTCGTCTTTCTGGAATTAATACTGCGGGTCAGCAGAACAATGTTGTTTCAGAAAGAGACTGGCAGATTGCTAAAACTATTGAATCCATAGCTCGTCAGGTTGAGTGGCACATTATCAATGGTACTTATGCCATTGCTACAACTGCTGGCACTCCTAATCAGATGCGTGGTTTGATAGAATTGGCTTCTTCCGTCAATACTGTTGCTGCTGGTTCTGTTGCATTCAGCAAAACATTGTTTGATACTCTAATGCTTACAATGTTCAATAATGGCGCGTTGTTCCAGAATATGCTTATTCTTTGTGGTGGTTTCCAGAAGCAAGCTATTAGCTCTGTTTTTGGTTATGCACCAGAAGATCGTAATGTTGGTGGAGTTAATATTAAGCAAATTGAAACCGACTTTGGCAACATTGGTGTTGTGGCTGCACATAGATTTATGCCTGCTGGTACTATGATGGTTGTTGATGTTAGTAACATGGATATTGTGTTTCAACCGGTTCCAGGAAAAGGTAATTTCTTCTATGAAGAACTTGCTAAGACTGGTGCTGCTGAGAAGGGTCAACTGTTTGGGCAGATTGGTCTTGCACATGGTCCTGCTTACCTGCATGGAACAATTACTGGTCTTGCTACATCCTAATCCGTTTTAGGAACTAACGCTTTTCTGGGACGAAAGTCCTAGAAGCTACTAGAAAGGAATGATTACTAATGGCTTTTGATACAAAATGGTTTAATTTTAGGAATCCAGAGATTAAACACTTGATTGGCAAGTTGTTTAATATTACGGATGGCCATGACCATGACGGTGTGAATAGTAAAACTCTTAGTCCTGCTGCCGTGGTTGCTAATGATTCTGTTACTGCTGCAAAAATTCAAGCTAATGCTGTAGAAACTGTTAAAATTCTTAATTTAGCAGTCACTACTGGCAAAATTGCGGCAGATGCCGTAGATGGTACAAAGATCGCTGACAATGCTGTTGATAGTGAACACATTGTAGCAGGGGCAATAGACGCTGCACACTTTGCGGCTGGAGCTGTTGTTATTGCTGCAATTGGTGCTGACGCTGTTGATGGCACAAAGATTGCTGATAGTGCTGTGGATTCAGAGCATATTGCGGCTGGTGCTGTTGATGCGGCTCACATGTCTGCTAACTCTGTTGCTACTGCTGCAATTATCAATCTTAATGTTACTACTGGAAAGATCGCTGCTGATGCTATTAACGGTACTAAACTTGCTGATAATGCAGTAGACAGCGAACATATTACAGCAGGAGCTATTGACACAGCTCACTTTGCCGCTGGTGCAGTTGATGCTACCGCAATTGGTGCAGATGCTGTTATTACTGCAAAGATTTTGAATGCAAATGTTACTGCTGCAAAACTCGCTAATGATGCTGTAGAAACACTTAAAATTCTTAATGCTAATGTTACAGCTGCAAAACTGGCAACAGATGCAGTTGAAACACTTAAGATTAAGGATTTGAATGTTACTGCTCCTAAGTTGGCTCTTGTCGCACAACCTTTGACTACTGTACTTGCAGACCCAGGAGATGCTGGTGCTATTCCAGTTACTAGTTCAGGGCATATTCCAGTTGTTCAGACTGGTGCCGCAGAAACTCGTACTCTTGCTAATCCTACATTTACAGGTCAGATGTTGTTGATTGACAGTAAAACTTACGCCGCTGATACTGTTATTGCTTCTACTTCTCCAGTTAATCAGACTGGTAACAATCGCCTTACGATCAATGCTGTAGGAGATTTTGTTCTCCTCGTAGCTATTGAACTTAATGCTACCAAAGTCTGGAGAGTTGTTGCGTATGATGGTGTTACCTTTAGTACGGTGTAAGGAGGGGTTTTAAATGAGCCTCGCCAGACTTACACAAATTTTTGAGACTCTAGCTCCTGTATCAACCAATCCTGATGATTATACTACTACTAATACTTATACTGATAAGGGATGGATTGATGCACAGGGTAAGACTAGAATTGTTTACACGATCCTAAATAAACATGCTGCAAATGGTTTAAAGTGGAAAGTCTTAGCATCCAATGACAATGTGACGTTTGTGGAGTTAGAAGCTGAAGCAGTTGTTGCTGCTCTTGCTAGTAGTAGTTGGGTATCTTCTGCTGAAGAAGCATCTTACCGCTATTTCAAGACGCAGGTAAAAAGTGCGGTAGATGCTACTCCTGCTACGGCGGATGTCAGCGGTTATGCTAAGATGTAGGTGATGGTATGGCGTTGGTATTAACAGTTGGAACAAACACATATGTTTCTGTAGTTGATGCTGATGAATTTATCCGTACCTATTACTTACCAACAGAGGATTTGTTTGTGTGGTGGAATGGAATTGATGCTGTAAATCAGGCTTTGTACCTTTACAGAAGTTGTAAAATGATTGAAAAGTTGCCATTTACAGGGTCAAGATATTTAGTCGAACAGACTTTGCAGTTTCCCAGAAATGACGAGTTAGTAGTACCAGATAATTTAATAGAAGCACAGATTTTAAATGCTTACTACTTAAGCCAGCCTTTACAGGATATTCCTAGTAATCGAAATGTTAAAAAGTATACTATTGATGATTTGACAGAAGAATTTTGGAGCAATACAAGTAGTCAATCAACTAGTGTAAGTAAAGAAGCATTAGAATTACTTAAGGAATGGCTATCTGGAGGCTATGCAATAAGATGATTACAGATTATCTAAATCAAGTTGTGGCTTATCAACAGTATTTAAATTCTACTGATGAACATGGTGATAAAGATTATGCAGCAACTCAAAATATTAAAGCAAGAAAAAGAACTACAAGTGTTGCTGTAACAACAGCTCATGGAGAACTCATTAATGCTAGATTTATTATTCATACAGAAACAGCAGTTCAGGTTGGGGATCTCCTTGACGGTCAGGCAGTCGTAAGTATATCAGAATTAGTTAATTATGCAGGTGTAACTATAGGAACGGTGGCGTACACATGAGCGCAATAAACTTTAGTATTTATGCGGATACAGATTTTAGGCAACATTGGCAGACTTATATGCGTAATATTAATACTCACACTATTGCACAATTTAGACAGTATTGCTTAGATGTAGTTCGTGATGCTAAAGATGTTGCACCAAAGAAGCATGGAACACTTCGTGGGGATATTAAGGCTATTCCTAGAGGTTACTTAAAAGTAACTTTTACCAGTAGTACAAAAGATCCTAAAACTGGGGTTGACTATGCTTATGTACGGCATGAATTTGAGGCAAAACACTATACTACACCTGGAACTCATGCACATTACTTACAACAATCATTTGATGCTCACTCTGCTAACTTGCTAGCGATAATAGATTATATACTTCGTGGTGGTCAAAGTGTCGCTGGCAGAAATAATCTAGTTAGTATAATGGGTGGGTTTACCAGAAACCAGAACAAATTTATCAAGCAACAGGAGATGGATTTAGATGTCTAATATTCTTAGTACTTTCAGGACTACCATCCCATCTGGGCTTTATACAGGATTTGAAGTTAAGGAAGATTTCATGCCTGATACTCCAATTAACTGTATTAGTTTAGTGCTGGAAACAACTGGTCAATCTATTAAGTACTTCGGACAAAAAGACTCTTTAGAATCTCCTACTGTTACTATGACTGTTAGATCCAATGTCTATGATACTGGTCATGCTGTTGCTGAAGCTATTAGATATTACTTTGACATGTATTATGACGGTACTCTATTAAGTGTTCATGCTAGTAGCGGAGTTATACCATTAGGCAAAGATGAAAATGGTTATAGACAATTCATGGTTCAATTTACTATCATAATAAAGGAGTGATTTAAATGCCAGAATCTCCAATCACAGGTCTAACTGCATCTGTCAAATTGGGTGCGAATCCTGCTGGTGTGACTGTTGGTTACATGAGTGGGTTTAAACTTAATCTTGACAAAAAGATAATTGAAATTATTGCATTTGGCATGAGCTACTCTGAAAAAGTTCCTGCCATTAAAGACTGGAAAGGTTCATGTGACGGTACTGCTGCTTTTGTGGCATCCTTCCCGCAGGAACTTCTCTATAATGCTTATGAGAACTCAACCTTAGTTACAATTGGTTGCTACCTTACTCCCACAATGTACTTTGAAGGAACTGCTTATATCAAGAGTTTGGCTATTGACGCTGCTCCTGATGATAAAGTGAATGTTTCTATGGACTTTGAGGGTAGTGGGGCATTGATCTTCTCTCTGCCGAATAACACTGGTATTAGCTTGGTGCCTACTTTGATAGATCATGCTACTGCTGGTGCTACTCAGATTTCTGCGGTTGCTCCGGCTCTTACAGGTGGTAATAGTTACATGTATAGAGTTAATGTTGGTCTGCCAGCTGTTGGAGCTATTCTTGCAGCACCGTGGACTGCATATACTATTGCTGCTGCACTACCTGCGGTTAATGGTGATCTGGTTGTGCTAGCAGAAGTTTCTGCTGCTGGTGCAGTGGTGAAGCGTGGCTCTGGAATTGCTGTTGTTACTGCTTAATTCTTAAGAACTCAAAATGAGGATTAACTAGAGGGGAGTATCCAACTCCCCTCTAGGAAATTAATTGGAGGAAGTTAAAATGTTGGAAATTACACTAAAAGACAAGAAGTATGATATTGATGATACTCTTGAAGTTGCTTATGAAATGCAGACAGACTTTGATAAACCTTATACAGAAGTTTTTGCAGGAATGAAAAGATCATACTTGCAGGATCAAATCAAAGTTATCTATACTGCTTTCAGAATCCTTAATCCTGGTGTCTTTACTTATGAGCAGTTTTTTAAACTTGTTCTTAAGGAATGGAATTTGAATGTAATACTTGACAAAGTAAATACAATTATGGCTAATATTACTGGACCAGCTCCTGCTTCTACTGCTGGAGAGGAAAAAAAAGTTTAACTTGGTTTGAACTTTTCTCGGCTTCAGCTTGTGCAGGGTTGAAGCCGAGAGAAGTTTTAAAATTACATTTTTGGGAAGTCAATGCAGTTCTTACTGGATACCAGAAAAGGCTTACAGATTTAAGATGTATAGCAGTAGAAAATGGTTACTATGCAGCTTACTATACTAATAATAAAAATGCAAAGTCTGTAGGTACAGTTGTTAAAGAATTGCAAAAAACTGAAGAAGTAAAGAAAAGGTCTAATGCTCCTAATGTTGATGCTTTCTTAGCTATGGAGCAGACTTTTAAAGATAATGCAGATTTAGTACGAGAGGCCACTCCTGAGGAGGTCGAAAAACTTGCCAACATATGATTTTAAGGCTGACGTATCGAACTTTCTAGCAGGAATGAGAAAAATAGAAACTGCTTATAACAGCATTAGTACCAAAGCTGGTACTACTGCTGCTGCTATGCAGACTAAATTTGACACATTAAAAAATTCACTCACCCCTACTAATGCTGCTATTGAAAGACTTGGTAATCTTAGTAATACTGCCGCTACTCGTATAAAGACAGGAATGGTAGGAGTTGCTCCTGCTTTTACTGCTGTAAGACAAGCCGCATCACAGTATTCTAATACCCTTATAAATGGATCTAATAACATAAATAAGACTTTAGGAGTAACTAATACTGCTGTAAATAGACTGAGTACAACTACTAAAACATTTGCTAAAACAGTCAATACTGCTTTTCCAACAATGACTAAAAATATTCAGACTTTAAATCCTGCATTTGCAAGTATCTCTCAAAATGCAGATAAATTTGCAAGAGCCATTCAAACAGCTACTAAAACACAGAATCAGAAAAATATGCAATCCATGACTACTCACACTAAAAATTGGAATAATGCTTTAACTAGTTTATATCATACCGCTATTAAAATCTCTACTATCTTCTCTAGTGGTATGCTATTAGGTAAAGCATTATCCTTATCTGTCGATTACATTGAAACTATTAACTTATTTGATGTTACAATGGGGGCTGCTACAGAAGCCGCACAGAAATTTGTAGACACAATGGCTAGTGGTTTAGGTGTTGACCCAGTAGAACTTATGAAAATGCAAGGTATTTTTAATGTTCTTGCTAAGTCAATTGGTGTAGGAACTAAAAATGCTAATACAATGTCACAAGGATTATCACAAGTAGCTATTGATATGGCTTCTTTGCGTAATATGGATATTTCAGAAGTGCAATCTAAACTTGAATCTGGTATTGTTGGTTATTCTCGTGCTGTTCGTGATCTTGGTATTGACGTTTCACTTAATGGTTTGGAGAATGAAGCATTACTAGAAGGATTAAAAGTTAATGTAAGAACTCTCGATCAGCAAAGCAAAATGCAATTGCGCTATAATGCAATTATGAGGCAATCAACACTTGCTCAAGGCGACTTTGCCCGTACTTCTATGCAACCTGCTAACCAATTGAGAATCATGAGGAATCAGTTGACTATTGCAGCCCGTGAACTTGGTAACGTATTTCTTCCAGCACTAGCAGCAGTTATTCCTTATATTACTGCCTTTGCTAGATTCTTGGCTATAGTATTTAGACAACTTGCATTGCTAGGTGGTTTTGGTGCGCAGATGAAGCTTGCTGCTGATAATGCTTTAAAAGCAGCAGGTGGTATCAAAACTCTTGGCGATGAAATGGATGACTTAACAGATGGTACAGAAGAAGCAGATGCTGCTAATAAAGCACTTGCTCGTACCATTCAAGGTTTTGACGAACTTAATATAGTTGGTAAACAAAACACAGGTGGTGCTTTAGGTTCTAGTATTGGTGCAGGACTTCAAGGATTAGACTTGGATTTGCAATCTTATGACATGGGATTTGATGGGCTTATTCAGAAGTCAGAAGAATTACTAGCAAACATCTTAGCAATCTGGGAACAGTTTAAGCAATCAGATGCTTATGCAACTATAGTTTCTATACTTGGTAAAGCATGGGATATTATTAAAGTAGCGGCTCAAGCAGCATGGGATGTTATTTCTGGGGTCTTTAATTTCATAGTAGACAACGCAACTTGGACTTTGCCATTACTAGCAGGAATAGGTACATTCTTTGTAATTGTTGATGCTGTAATGGGAATAGTTAATGCTGCTAAATTAGCTTTTACAGCTGTTGGTATTCTAGCTTCTGGACCAGTTGGTTGGGCAATTCTAGGTATTGCCGCATTAGGTGGTTTAATTGTATTCTTAGAATTAATTCCTGATGATATAGATAAAATAAATGCTAAAATGGGGGCATCAGTAGGAAAAATTACCCCGTGGGCTGATGAATACTCAAAAGCTAAAGGAACTATTACAGATGTTAAAGATATTATTAGTAAAACAGGGGAAACTCTTGAAACTATAGACGCAAAAATAGCAACAACTGAAAAAAATATATCAGACACTTTAAAGAAAGCTAAAGATACTAACAATACAACAATGGGCTTAGATTTGATGAATATTCGTCAATATCTATTAAAGTTGTCTGACTTAGAAACTCAAAAGTTAGAATTGTATGCTTTAAATGCAGACGCAGTAGCTAAACAAATTGAGTACCAGATGAAAACCAATACTTCAATGACAGATGCTGAACTGGCCGAATTGCAAAAACAGCTAGATAATGCGTATGCTCAAATTGATGAAGCTAGGGCGGCTGCAAAGACAACAGAGATTGCTGCTGCAATTAACTATTGGAGAGATATAGATGATGCCAATGGCTCTGGTTTAAAAAGAGCTATGGATACTATTGAATCAAAATATAGGGAGATGGAGTGGGGATCACAGTCGTCTTATGATATTCGTACACAGCAATTAATAGACTTTAATGATGATACTGCTAGACTTCATTCTGGGGCTTATCAAGATTTGGCTGGTTCACATGCTCTTATTACTGCGGAAAATGATAGATATGCCAAAGCATTAGAAACAGCTCAAGAGAAACAAAAGAATGACCATTTAGGCTTTACAGATTTTGTTGGTGCTGTTGAAGATGAACATGCTCGAAAACTACAGTTACTTTATAAAGGTATGGAACAAGATTTCAGTCAATTACAATCTGATAGAGATAATACTTATTTATCAATGATTGCTAACTCTGTAGAGCATGGTGGTACATTATCTGCACAGGAAAAAGAAAATGTAGAAGCCATACTTATGGCATATGCTCCATTAACTCCAGGAATGGAAACTGCTAGTAGAGATGCACTTATGGCATTAACAAAAGGATTTGGAGATACTGTAGGATTAACCAATGCTGCAAGTATGACAGGAACACAAGCCTTAAATGCAATTTATGCTTCATTGGGGATTACTCCTGATGGCAAATCACTTGTACTTGAGAGTCTTGGTGGCATGATTGATGACGGTATTGCATTAGGTATGCATAAAGGATATGGCCATCTTACTACTGCCGCAGCTGGTGCTACTAGTACAATTATTGATGAACTAAAAAAGAATGTAAATGCAACCAATGGTGCTAGTGCAGTAGGAAACTCTATAATTGACGGAATTGTTGCAGCCATGAATAAAGGCAAGACAGACTTGGAAAAAGCCGCTAACGGTGCTGCTACTACTATCATAGATGAACTAATGCAAAATCTTGACGCCCATTCACCATCTAAGAAGATGATGACAATTGGTGAGTACATAGTACAGGGGTTGGCTAAGGGAATTAATGACTCGTCAAAGTTAGTAAATACTGCTATAGATAATCTTCCTATGCCTAATACTGACATGTCATACTCATTAAAGACTAATTATGGATTTGCAGGAACTCCTAGAAGTACCTCTGTTGGAACCTCACCAACTTCTAGTCCTGCGATGAATGAAGAATCCCTTTATCGTGCCGTTTCTCGCGCAGTACGCGAAATGCCCCTACCCATCCTCAATATAGATGGTGAGCCAGTTGCTGTGGCTGTAAATTCTGCTAATAAGTTACTAGATCGGAGGTATAATAGATGATCTATTCTATTAATAGTAACCCTGTACCACCACAGAGTCATTTTGAAATTCAAGATAACTCACAGTCAACAGAAGA